CCACAAGCCTTGACTATTTATTCTAATACATCAAAGCAATTTTTGAAATCGCCATCTTTTTCGGCAAAAATACCTTGATCTAACCGCATCAATGTTAAAGGATTGGCTGTATCAACTGTTGCAGCATCCATTTCATTGTTTACCCAATTTGCGACATAGGAAAGAAAGATGCCCGAATAGTAATCAAGCGTATCTATTTTCTCCATGATCTTTTGGATGATATTGAACACCGTATCATCGCCCGTATATCTTGTGCCGTTGTTTGAGTAATCAATATTCTTCAATGAAGCCAATCCGTCATGCGCCACAATCGTACTGACGTATGGATAAGAGGCATCGGTGAAAACAATATTTTGTGTTGCAAATCGCCCTGCCCAAAAGAATAGTCCATTCCTTGTAATTACCATGTGAAACCGATCACGCGGTTTTTCAAGTAAATCCTCCAAATAAAATTCAACTTGTGCATCTGCGACCAATAGATTTACTGTCGCTTGTGTCGTATAGATACCGGGTTCGGGTTCTCTGTTCGGTCCTTCTTGGGTTATAATGACACCCTCTGTTCCTGCAATATCAAATCCACCTACCGGAGTGCCTGCTGAGTCATGTAGTTCGACTCCCCACGTAACCTCTGTGGAGATAAGATTCTTGAATGTGTCACCGTAACGTACTGCCATTTCATCAACTGTATATTATCCTGAAACCCCTAATTTGCTCATCCTTGAGTCTGTTCGTTTATAACTTCTCCAAATATCTTCACCACGCAATGCAAGCTCAGGACTCATCTGCCCTTGTCCACCACCTGACATTCCGTGTCCATTCATAAAATCACTTATCAGTCCTGCCCATTGATCGACACGACCTACCATCTCAGGTTTGTTATAAGCGTTTGTGTACTCTCCGAAGTTGATTGGAGTAGCAGACTTTGCCATTCCACCTGTTGCCGTATCTGTTCCACCACCATCACCATCGCTCCCAAACGCCCCCGAAGCCAATCCGAATACACTCCCAAGTATCTTACCAAACGAGACAGCACCACCACTAAATGCACTCAGAATTGCCCACATAATTACCGCCTTTATGAGTTTAGCCAGGAGCATCTTGAAAAAGTCCTTGAATATATCGCCCATTTTTTTTGTGCCATCAATAACCGCCATAAATGACTGTGAAAATGCTTCTCCTATTGACTCCGCACCCTTCGCTATAACCCCTTGCATATAAGATACCTTCTCTAAATGCTCGATCATCGCTTCTCTATCCTCAGGCTTAATTCCTTCTCCCAACGGCTTAATGTCCGGAATTGGTAATGCTATATTCCCAAGTGCAGGTTCACCCCTAATTGATGCAAGATTAACCCCTTGCATCTTTTCTTCCATCTGCTTCTTAGCTTGCTCGATACGATTGACCAATCCTTCCTCTAATTGCATTTTCGCAAACTGATCGTTCAAGTCCTTAAATGTTTGTCCTGCTCCAAATCCGGCAGCATCAAGATCAATAATCGCAGTCTTTAGGGATGCTAAATATCCGTCTAACCGATCACTTGTTTCTCCGAATAAATTGTATTCAGCATTAACCTTTCTGATCGCCTCACGGTGGTTATCCATGATTTTAGTGAATGCTTCGTCAACTGGTTTCTTCTTTGTGTCAGCGACCTTTGGCGTTTTACCCGTAATTAGGTCGTAAAATCCACTCCCTGCTTCACCACGACCCGCTATCTTCACAGACGCAAGTAGACCTTCGAGATGTTCTTTTGTTTCAGGAGAAATTTGGATTTTACTAACCCTTTCATTCAACGAATCCTCAAATGCAGATGCCCACACTGCCCCTTGTTGGAAACCTAATGCTGCTAATGCACGACCCATTCCTGCCATCATCGCAGCACCCTTCTCGCTTACCCTCGGAGCTATAAACTTTCCTGCCAAACTTATCGAACCCAATATAGCAGCACCAATTGCCATGCCAAGTCCCACCGATTGTAATGCTCCGACAATTGCTGTTTTGATTGCTAGTGCTGCTGCTTTCCCTCCCACTGCTGCTCCACCAACAGAAAACGCCCTGCCCTTTAACCCAACGCTGAATATCTTACCTATTGCTCCAATATCCAATCCCGTAATCGCTGATGACGTAAGTAAAATGGCTTTAGCTAAATGCTTAAACATCGTAATCAATAAACCAAGTGCTCCGACTGCTTTCGCACCCACCCCTACCGATGCAATCACTCCAAGACCGATTACAATGCTCTTAATCCCTTTGCCAACCTGTTCAGCAAATTTCGCATTCTTCTGAAGTTTCACCGCTAACCTATCGAAATAGTCAATTACCGATTGGAGAATACCCTCTAACCCTGAATATTTGTTTAACAGTAATCCTACTTCACCACCTAAATGTTGTGTACTTGACCATAAGTTATTAAATGTGTTTCCAAGACTGCCGACCACGCCCTCAGTAGCGTTTAAGCGATTGGTAAGGCGTTCCATGAATTCATCAAAACCTACCTCCTTAAAGATCGCTACCGCGTCTGTCATCCCGTCAAATTCCTCTGCAAGAGCTTTCATTACCGCAGGAGATGCCGTAACAACCCTACGCCAATCTTCCATCGTCACTTTCTGCCGGGACAACATATCTGAAACCTGCTGAATAGTACGTGAAAATTCATCTTGACCACCACCCGAAAGTGCTACTGCCTTACCAAATGCTGTTAGAATTTTTGTAGACTTCTCTGCCGACACACCCATCGACTGAAATCTGATAGACCCCTGAATCGCTGCTTGAAAATCAAGACCCGGAGCTTTCGCTGCTTCCTTTAATTCCAGGAAATGCTTTTTTGCAAGAGTAGCACTACCCATGACTGCCGTAAGTGCTTTCTTCGACTGATCCAAATTAGCAGCGAATTTAAGCAATGCCCCTCCTGCAAGTGCCAATGGAATAGAAACTGATCGCATCAAGTCAGTTCCCATGAGCGACATCCTACGGCTGAAACGCTGCATATTTGCAGTGGATTTTTTAAGTCCTTCGCTCAGTCTCCGCGTATCCGCACCAATAAGTATATTTATCTTCTTACTTCCAGTAGCCATTTTTTAGGCATTTACATTCGCACTAAGTGATACTCTGTTGTGTTCTTGAATGCTCAGTTTCTTAGCTTGACCAATTGGAATACTCTTTAACAAATTGATTCTTTCTAAGAACTTCGCTCGACGTTTCATAAACGTATCCGCTTTGCTTTGACTGACTCCTGCTGACATTTCGTTCGGCAACAGAAACAGGTCTGTCGGCTTATTGACTTTCCCTTTCTTAGTCCAGGGTTGAATCGAATAGAACGCAATCAATCTCCCTACCTCCCATACATTGGTGTCCGAGCGTTCATTCCTCTCATGTCTCCCTATAACCGCGATTCCTGCTTCCTCAACTCCTGCATTCCAAAACGTATCGGGAGTCCACCCAATATCCCCACAACAAATCGAATACCACTCCCAAATGTCTATGAGTGATCCTGAACCGCTATCACGTTGTTCGTCGTAATCTCCGGTCCTTGCTGTGAGGCTTCCACGTTTTTTTCAGATCGCTTTTTCAGCTTAGAATAATATGAATCCAATTGATCTATCACAGATTGGACGATTTTCATAATTGGTAGCTTCTGAAAGAACTCCAACTTCTCATCTTCTGTCATCCCCTCGATGTCATCCTCAGTGACATTATTCATGCTCATCCATGCCCAATCTGTGAAATCCTCATCCGACTTGAACACCTTTGACTTTGTGGCTTCCTGTCCGTAAGAGATTGCTCCCCAAAGTATCTTTATCAACTTAAAATTGATACTCGCGCTGCTACCGATCTCAAGTAACAACTCATCGGGATTTATATTCAATTCATCCGCTACCGCATAGAATTTGAGCATTGTCAACTTCATCGGTACTCTTGGGTAAACTTTATCACCCGTTTCAATCCATTTTACCATAATTTATCCTTGTTTGATTTTTACGTTGTTGCACCACTTGCAAGCGCACCACCACCCTCAAGCGTGAAGTCGTAAACGACATTATCTTCAACTCCATTGGCGTTTAGATTTCCTGCACCAAGCAATCCAGTTCCTTCGTAATACACATCGCCTGTAGCGGTGGATGTAATCCGACCTACTGCTGTTGCACGACCCGTCAGCAAAGCAAACGTATCTCCGAAGTTGTGATCGGTGTGATTTGGTGTGTACATCGCATTGCAATTGAAACTCCATTCCCTGAGTCCTTCAGCAATCTCTTTCCATCCTGAATCCTGCTTATTCGTGATCGTTCTTGGTGACTGCGAAAACGCTAACGACACATCAACCGCATCTCCAACTTCAACCGTAGCGATATTCAGCACCATCACCGTACTATTCATTACATTAGTGGTAGCCATAACTTATTTTTTTTTCTGATTAATCAATTAATTTAATCGGCTCATCTGCCGTTTTCCATTTCTTCGTGACCTTGATTAATCCCTCTTTTTCCATCCGTCTTACAACGTCCAACGGAAATGACATTACCGTTCCCTTTTCCCGCGTTCTGCCTCCATCTATAAGAGTAATCGGCTTCGCTAAAGTTACTTTCTTATACGCGCTGTTATCTGACATAGTATTAACTTTTTATGGTGCAATTGATAGCTTCATATATCTACACTTCGTATAGGCTTGAGTGCTGTTTGCTGGAATGGGTATTTCCCAACCCGTAGTACCTGTAGCGTTTGGTGAATTAGTATTCATATCGAGCCTACTGTTACTGCCATCCCAATAAAATGCTTCATATCCAAGTACCGTCCAGGTTTTAAGGAGCGCAGTCATCTCGACCGTTCCCATACTCGCCCCGTGATCGAATGTCCTCTCGTAAATCTTCGTTGTACCGTCGATCCAATAATCGCCCGTCCATGTTTCTGTTAAACTGTAATTCATAACTATAATATTTGAAGAAATATCTACTCTAAATTTATACATCTGCACATAAGATTGTGCATCCAAATCATCGGGATCGTCAGGGTAATGCTTACCTTCCAAAAACTGAACTCCCGCTAAAAATACATCATTTACAACACCATGCGCGTACCGATCCAAAGCCTCTCGAACTGCTGTCGCAAGTTCCGTTAAGTCCTGATCGTTATTACTGAACAATTCCATCCGAACAAAACAATTGAACATCGTCGGAGAATGATTCTTTACATGAACAGGATCTACATCCTGAACATAAAACCTAATAACAGTATCCTCTTGGTTTGACTGCGGAATACGAGCATGATAGATATTACCATTACCGACAATGTCCGTTACTGCGGTATTCGCTTTTAGAATCGTTCCTATGGCTCTGCTAATATTTTCCATTATTCTGTAAGTCCTACACGCCGTTTCTCCTTTGCCAAAAGGTCAATAAACCCCTTTTCTACTAATCTCAATGCTGTAGGTGCAGATGACATAACATCTAACATATAATTATTCCGACGAATTGCGCCTCTATTCTTTCCTTTTGATGTTGTCCTTATTCCTGTACCACTGTTAACCCAATGTCCGTAAAATCCTCTTGCCCCTTTCTTTGTCGAGCCTACCATTGCGCCAGGTGAAATACTCCCCCACCTATGACCAACTACAAGCAATGATGTTTTCCTTAATCCCGCTACGATCAAAGAGCTTTTACGCAAGTTCCCGGATACCAATGAATACCCTCTAAATGGTCTTACTAATCCAACACCTCTTGATAGGTGTGTACGACCATCTTTAGATTTTCCACGACCCGTCCATTTTGGGGGAGCAGTGCCGAGTTTGCGCTTTATAAGGCTAGCTGCGGGACGCGCTGCGCTCTGCAATTTCGCTTTTGAAGTCACCCCTTTCCGTAATGCCTCAAGTGCAGGACTAGCTGTATCTGTAACTGTTATAAATATCCCTTGTGCCATTAATCTCTTACCTCTCCTATTACTTCCAAAAATTGTCCAATCCTTCCCGTATCTCGATGAATACCAATGACATCATATATTTCACCCGTATCCATAATTTCCATTTCCGTTGTCTTTGTGATGCTCGCATTGTACCGTGTGAGTGCTGTCGCTTGTTGGACCGATCTTTCACGACCACCAATCGTTTTTTCTTCCTGTTTCCGGCTGATGTAGTCGAATTGACAGTAGAGCGTTGCAAGTTCCGTCCTGACTTTCTTTGTGCCATGCTGTTGATTTTCAGGTCTTGTAACAGACCAAAACCTAATCAATGTGTCAAAATGATTAAGTTTTATTCGTCGTGTATTTGCAAGACCCTTCCCCATTAGATATAGCTTCTCACTTGTCCAATAATCCTCAATGCAATTTTCCGTATCTCATCCTTATCATTTACAGGGTTTTCAAACAACTCCCCTGCTATTAGTCTGATGTATGTCTTGTATGTATCAATGTCCGTAATTAATTCAGGTACGGCAGTATAAGCGATTTTGATAGCGTCAGGTCGAGATGAATACACATTGGGCATCGTTCCGTTCAGAATCACTTGCGAGAACGTACCGACAACAAGATATTCAGAACTCGATAATGTCTGCAAAGCGTTATCCGTATCATAGTAGGTAATAACAACTGCTGAAAACGGACCGTAAAGCAAATCCACTTCGTCTACCCATGACTCCATGTAATATGCCCACTCATGCGCCCGCAAGCTCTCACCCATGATGCCCTCTGTCGCTTCGGTAGCATACGCAATACATTGTGTCATATCATCATCGCGTGTCGTGTCAGATGTAGTCCACACCAGGTAGCGTTTCAATTCTGTCAGTGTGAATATCTCTGTACTTACCGCACTTGTCTTAATGTATTTTCCCATTGCTCTTTTTTAAAAAGGGGCATGAGCGTTACCACCCACGCCCCCACAAGGTCACGATAAAATGAGATTACCCTTATGCTGTTGGATCGAAGTCCAAAATCGCGCTGAAACTAGCAGCGTGACGCACTCCAATATCCCAATAGCTATTAATTACAAATCGTTTCGTTCCCGTCAACGCTTGCGTATACGGATCTTCCAAAAGTGTTATTGGACCAAACTGAGCTAGGATAAGTTCGTCCCACGATCCGAACAATGCTGCGTGTAACGCTGTACCCGATCCTTTTGTTAAGTCTTTCGGCAAAACATTTGACCAGTAAACAGGATGACCCATCAACATCTTTCCGTTATCGTTCAAAATGAATATTCCACTACCTGCATCACGTTTTGTCGTGAACATCGCCCCTGCCATTTCAGGAGTGATGAAAAATCCCAAACGTCCTTGATAGGCATTCGCTGCTGCAAGATCAGTGATAAATTCCACCGTCTTCGCCCAAGTGATTGCTCCACCATTCGGTCCAAGTGCCACTGACCCAATTCCTGATGTCTGAGTAATACCGGACGGAGCATTAGCAGCTCCCCCTTCAAGAGCCACGTCCTCTACTCCGTAACCAACTGCATAGTTCAGGTCAGTACGAATGAAATCCTCAACATTGAAGTTCGACATTCCCTGAATCCTCAACTGATCTGAAACGTCAGCATATCCTGAAGCACGTTTTGGCGATAATGTGAACTGCTCAAGCGTTCCTTCGGCTGCTGCTGTTGAGTCTTGCTCACCTTCCCAACTGATACTTGGAATAGAATCTTGGCGAGGAAATTTGACATTACCTGTCAATCCTGTCAAAACCCTTGCTCCGGCTGTCTCAACTTGCAAAGTTGCACGTAAGAACTCAATGTGTTGCTGTGTGTGTGTGGCTACTGCGTGTCCACCTGCTGTAGTTACTCCAACTGTTAAATCACGCTTTTGTTCTTCCAAAAGCTCTCTTTCGTAGTCTTTCGTTGACATCTCAATCCGCGCCTGTGCTTCAGCAGCAGTCATCGGATTTTTGGAAGCGAAAAACGAAGGGATGCTTACACCCTTTGGTTCACTCTTACCCATGTCTCTTAATTCCTCTTGTGCGGTCTGATGTGCTTCGGCAACAATACCGCCCATCTTCTTTTCTCCGGCTGCAACTGTAAGAGCCTCACAAATACTAAACCGCTTACGCATGGACTCTTGTGTGTCACCCGTAGCGATCATTCCTGACCGTACTGCAATACCTTGTCCAATCTTTGTGGATACGTCAACAGTACTTTTAATACCTGCTAACGCTTGTATGCTTTGCAACGTGGTTGCAAGAGCTTCGGTTTCAGTCTTGAATGCGTCAAAGCGTTTCTGCTCATCTTCATTCATCGACATTCGCTCGTCGTTCTCAGCTTCCGCTAAGATGGCTTCCATTGCTGTTTTTTTCAGCGCAATGGCTTCCAATATATCTTTTTCCTTCATCTTGAAGTCTTTTTAATTAATAAAATAAATTGTCTCCCCAAATCTCATATCTCGCTCTCGCTAAACTTGTATATGTCTTAGCATCGTGATCTAACAATGCGTTTTCAATTTCTTCCAGTTCCGTAACCAATCCACGAAGCATAACCGTTGTTTGCTTGTATTGTGGACTGAACACAGGATCAATAGACCGGATACGCGACATCGTATTGTGGGTAATTTCAATTACTCCATCTTCCTCATTGCGCGTGATTTCCATTCCATCACTATTCGGAATAAATACAAATGAAGATCCGAAGATGTTACCACGTTTTAAATGGACTTCCATGTCCTTGCCATACGATGTTTCAGGAATCTCAGCACGATAAAATGCACCACTGTCATTGACCTCAATTGTCATCGTTCCGTTTGATGTCCGTCCGAGCAATTGGTTTTTATCGTGATTGAAACAACACTGAATATCAGAAGTGAGAATATCGCCCTCAACCGCAGAACGCATTACGCGCTCTCGAACGCGACCAGGTATCAATTCCGTCCACTCATTAAAGACAATTCCTTTGCCCTCAACAAAACGCTGTTCGTCTTTCTCAACGATGGAAATACCTCTCGCTATCTCTCTGTATTGATCGTGTCCATCCGTGAATAGCCTATACTTTGTGTCCATTTTGCGGTACTTTTTGCTTTTCAAAAGTTGTTTCTATCGGACCTGTACCCTCAACTGCTGCTTTTAATGTTGTCATATTGTTTCCTAAAACCAATGTCTCATCTCCATTCTCAACACCCGGTAATTGTAAGTATTTACCCTTTATCTGATTAATTGTCATAAATCCACCTGTTGCCATTCGTGTCATCCACTCTCCGAGTGTTTTCATATCTGTTAAATCCAATGTAGAATAATCAAACGCGATTCTCTCACCGTTCTTAATCTGAGAACTCGTAAGCATCTTATACGTTTCTTCCATCTCCATCATCTTTCCGTAAGGTCGAATAGAGAAATTCTTGAACTCCAATGCCAACTGCTCAAGAGAATTATAGTTTGGTTGCTCCGCGTCTGATGAAACCATGTAAAACGGTACTCTAAAAATAGAAGCAATCCGCTTATCCATTTCCTTGATCGCTGATAGCCATTGTACATCACCCGGAAGCGGTTGCATAGGTGTGTACGTTGTATTACCGTCAAGTACGAGCGTTTCGCCAGGCTTTGTACTTCTTAAATTCTCCTTAACCCTCGCCCTCGTTTCTTTGTTCACAAGTCCGGGAATCGCTAACACACCTGAAGGGAACGCCCCTTGCTCGTAAAAGTCTTGTGCGTAATATGCTGCACTCTGACCTATCGCTAACGTGTTGCGATGCCATGAAATCGGAGAAAGACCCCACACCCCATCTTTAGGGATAACTTTATAGTGTTTTATGCGTTCGTCGGGCAGTTTACCATATGTTGTATCCCAAAATAGGTTACCGCTATTGTCGACAACATAATCGCGTACATCCTCTCTTGGAATGAGTGTCTGCTTTCTTGGCGTTCCATCGTCATTTAACTCAAGCCATGTAAATGAGTTTCCATCTAAACACACGGATTGTAACTCAGCTTCAGTAAGAGCGAATGACGAATACAACGGATTTGCGCGTAAATTCAGAAGCGGTAAAAGCGGATGATCTTCAAGTTCGTCGAAGTTCCCGTCTTTCGTCTTTTTGATGACTTTGCGATCCATCATAGCGACTGCCTCACATATAATACGGACACAGGACCATATCGCTGTGAGCGTCATTGCAGTCCTTGATTCTATTGGTGCTTGCTTACCGCCTTTCTGAAAGACAACTTGATTGATATACGGAATATACGCATCTGACGAAGTGCGTATTGTACCTGAATGAAACCGAGATAACTCGCCATCGCTATATCCTAAGTCGGCTAATATGCGGGAAGCGTCTGCCATCCCTTAATCGGCTTTTGGTGCTGCTTTTGCTTTGACCTGCTTTGCTTTCGCTGCTGCCTTGAACTCATCCGATGTGATTGGATGTCCTTTAGCTGCCGACCATACAACCGCAATTTCGCGGTCTATCATCTCTTTTGCTTCGGCTTCAGCAATATCGTAACTGTGACCCCTAGCATACCCGTAGGCTTTGCGTTCAACGATTACTCGCTTACCGTCTTTAACGGCAACTCGCGCCCAATTGGGTTTGCCTTTAATAAATACCTTCATCGTACCGTATTTTTTGTGAAACTAATACAGTAAAAATGAAGATTTTTACGCTCTATGTCGTAGTATTGTATTAACTTTTGCGCCTCGACCTATCGCGTGTCGTGATCTGTGAACGTGTAGACTTAAATGACCCTATATTCTTATATTTACGCTCACCATTGCGATCTTCCCACTCATTCTCTGCCATTTCATACGCATCCTGGTACGATGCACCCGTCTGACATTTATCCTCGTAAAGTTTATTAAAATCCCGCGTTTCCTTTTTCTTGTTTCGACCCATATTAGAATTTTATAATGTCATCTTGCTCAAGGTAACTGACAGTGGTTTCTGCCATTAATTGCAACCACATTGCATATGCCATGACCATTGCGACCATGACATCTACTTTGTCAGTGCTTTTACCTTTATGTATTTTAAAATTCTCATTATCGTCGATCTTCAAAACTGCGTGACCATTCTGCCACTGCGCTACTGGATGGTTATTGTGTTGGATCGGTTGTTGGTTATGGAATTTCTTGAATATTTCCGTTGTCGGTCCTGACATTACGCGCATGGTTTGTGACATCGCTCTGCAATCCATTCCTATATCTTCCAATGCTCTGATAATTTCTTTGGACTTGTACGCATCGTAGGCAATGGCTTGAATATCGTAAATTTCAGCATCTTTTAGGAATTTTTCAACCACTGGACGTTCATCATCGGGTTCTGTGATGTGTAAATACCCTTCATGTTCCCACTCAAGCATATTGATTTGATCGTTTTTCGTTCTATCAATAGCTGTTTTTTCGTCTACAAATGGTCTGAAAAGCACGTATTCTTGCCCCTCAACGTCAGGGAAATACAGTACATAAGCGGTAAAATCGCCTAATCCACCCACATCTAACCCTGCTGTACATCTGTGACCCTCTAAAATCGCCTCATCAAACGGAATTTGCCCTTGCGTCCATAATTTTGATGGGATAAACCCGTCAATACTCTCATTGACCCATAAATTCAGGTTTTTGGTCTTGAAATTGAGTTCTGTAACGAATCCTTCTGTGATCGCTGCTTGGTACTGACTCAGTAAATAGTCCATTGACACCGAAACGTCCAAATTAGGGTTCGACTTACCCCAAAGTTCAGGATTTTCCCAATCATCGTCCTTGTCAAGTGTGAAAATGGACGGTAATACCCGTTCATTGACCAAATCGCCCGTTAAAATCTTGTAGCAGACCCCTTGAAACTTATGACACGGACCACCAATTGCACTTCCCTTACCTGCCGTTGTCGAGATTGCAAGTAATGGCTCATCCCTTGCCCCTTGCCCCGATTCAAATATATGCACTACTTCATTTGTCTTGTGTGCGTGCCACTCATCGACGATGGCAACTTGAGGATTTAGACCGTCCATTTTGTCAGTATCGCTCGATACATAATGGAAAAACCCGTCCTTTTTCTCAAATGTGATCGCGTATTTGAGAACGTCAATATACTTCTGAATGTATGCCGAATTGCGTTGGGCAAATTTCATCATAATACTCGCCTGTTGGAAAGTCTTACGCGCTTGGTCTTTCTTGGTTGCTGCGGAGTATATTTCAGGAGCGTAAGACGGAGTTTCGATCAGAATATCATTTGCAGTGGTCGCAAGCATCTCTGTCTTACCGTTTTTACGAGCAACAGACAGATACCACTTTAAATATCTACGCCATCCATCCTCTGTTTTCCATCCAAAGAGCATTCCCCAAATGAATGCCTGCCATCCTTGCATATTAAATGGCTTTCCGGCAGCACTACCTTGTGAATGACTCCATCGTTTCGGGATCTGATCGACTCGCCACGCTGCGTATTTAGCGTCAAAATGGTACGGAAAGTCTTTTTTGTTCTGATCGTCTAAGTGTTTTTCAACTAATCTGCGAATATGCGAACACACCAGGATTTTTTCGTCCATGACATCCTTGATGTACTTTTTGCCTAATTCGTTCATTCATTACCACTCAATTATATATTTATCCTTCCCGTTCTCCTGTGTGATAAGCCATTCATCCTCATATCGCTGATTCACACCTCTTTTAATTGTCAATTTGGTAGGTATTCTATCCCTGATCGCATCGACAACCTCTGCCCAATGTTCAGGAGATGGATTTTCGTGCGTTGCTTTGATGAAGTGTTTAGTCTTTTTCATAATCAAAAGGGTAAATCGTTTTCGTCCTTTGCTGCATGAACCGGGAGTTCCTGATTATCCT